TTGCCCTAAATGGGTTGATAAACTTCAATTAAAAGCATTCTATCTAATAGCTAAACACTTGACAAATACCACAGGAATATCGTATCATGTTGATCACATAGTACCATTAAGCAATGCACTAGTCTGTGGGCTTCATGTCCCTTGGAATTTGCAAGTGATAGAAGCCACAGAAAACATACGAAAAGGTAACACGTTTAAATGAAACTGAATTACAAATGACTGAAGATGATGCGAGTATCAGGCGCCTATGGGCGAGCGTGATTATCCAAGCGTTGATTGACGCTACGTCCGAACCCAAGACCCCGGTTGCTCACGTCAACAAACGGCAGGCCCACGCATGGCTTACGGCAGAGTTTGGCACGACCGCCCAGAACTTTGACGAAGTCTGCTTGGCCGCCGACCTAGACCCCACCCGCGTCAGGCGCTTTGCCAAGTCCTACGAAGGACCGCCCTTGACTCTGCACCTCCTGTCGCGTATGCGAAACACGTTCCTGAAAGGCGAGCCGCGTGAAGATACTGACGGACCTGACCCCGACTCCTGAAACGCAGGAGATAGTTTACAACTCGCTCGATACCATGCAGACAATGGCCCTCAAAGAAATATATGATGGGGGCCTTTTGCCTGACTGGGCTGCAACAACTTACCGCTACAGCGAACTGATGCTGGGTCCCATCCTTACCATGATGCGACGTGGCGTACAGATCGACACCGAACGGCGCGACCGTCTAGTCGAAGGGCTGCGCCTCCGCGCCGACAAGGTGCAAGCCAACTTCGATCTAGTGTGTGAAGCATTGTGGGGTACGACCATCAACCACAACTCCACGCCCCAGCTTACCACCCTGTTCTACGAATTCCTTGCCATCCCCGAGCAAACCAAATCCAAGAAGGGGGAAACCAAAGTAGGAGCAGACCGTGAAATCCTTGAACGCATCACCCGCGAATACCCACGCGGCGCCTTCTTCGCCAACCACATCCTCCGCATCCGCGACCTTGAAAAGCAGATTGAATTCCTTTCCAAGAAGCTGTCGCCAACCAATCGCTTCCACGCTTCGTTCAATATTGCGGGGACTGAGACGTTCCGACTTTCGTCTAGTGAACATCCGTTCCGTATCGGCAGTAACCTTCAGAACATACCGAAAGAAGCGCGCACCTGCTTTGTCGCGGACCCCGGCTACGTACTATTCTATTCTGATCAACAAGGCGCAGAAGCGCGGATTGTTGCGTATCTTTCGGGAGATGAAAACTACATCGCCGCAGTTGAAGGTGGTGACTCACACACAATGGTCGCTTCCATGGTCTTTGGCTTCCCGCCTGAACGCGAGTTGGCTGAACGTGAATACTACCGGGGCTATTCATATCGTGACATCACGAAGCGGGGCGCCCACGGAAGTAACTACTATGGAAAGCCCTTTACTCTGGCACAGCAGATGAAGGTGGAGACTGCCGTTGCCGAAGCCTTCCAAGCGCAGTACTTCAAGCGGTTTCCTGGCATCAGCGACTGGCATGTGTGGGTAGCCCATGAGCTACAGACCAAGGGCTATCTGGTCAGTCCCTTCGGCATACGCCGCACCTTCTGGTCCCGCCGCTGGGACGATGCTACCCTGCGCGAAGCCATTGCCTTCGTACCCCAGCACTGTGTCGGCGTTCTGATGAACGTGGGCATCTACCGTTTGTGGGAACGCTTCGAAGGTAAGCCCGGCGCCGACGTCCAGATACTACTGAACTTACATGATGCCGTGCTTGGTCAGGTCCGCATTGACAAAGCCGACCAGTTGCTGCCGGAAGTTCTTGACTGCCTTAACTTTCCGTTTCCGATCAAAGACATCAAGGGAATAGAACGCGAAATAGTTATTCCATTCGATGTGGAAATCGGATATAACTGGGGTAAGGCCAGCACCAGCAATCCGGGGGGCCTGAAGAAATGGAGGTCCAATGGCAAAGCATGACTACCTAAGTGATCGAGCAGCCAACTACAAGCTCATGGCCGACATCAAGAACTGGTGGCGGAAGCGCGGCTACATCGTCCGCGTGTGGCTTGAGAAGGCAATCGACCCGTCGAATGGAACCAACATCTGGGTCATCCGTTCTAACATTGTGCAAACCGTATCAAACGCAAGGAGTGGATACAGTGTCGAATGAAAACGTAGTGCCCTTCCGGGTAATCACTTCCGCTAAGCCAGCGCAGCCAGAGATTGTGACCGCCGACTTCACGCCCGAGCAAACCGAGCTGATCCAGTCCATCACGGACATGGTGGAGTTCATGCTCGAAAACAAACATACCATTCGTAACTTCGTGTGCAGCTTCAGCATGGACGCACCCAACGGCACCGACACTGAATGCCGGGTACTGTCCTCCCCTATCGAAGCCCGCGACTTCGCCTTGCTTATCAAGGTGCTGGAAAACTCTTTCTTCAGGAATCTTAACGGCGGATGAAACTAGGCTCGCCTGTTGTAGCGCGTCATGCTGACTACATTCCCCAGTTCCCAAAGCAGAAACGCACCAAAGCACAGCAGGCGGGTATCTCCTTCGAGCGCGCAGTCCACAAGCGACTGACTGCCCTATACCCGCGCATCGACATATCGCCTTGGCTTTACTACAAGACGCCCCGGCGTAGCGGTGTCTGCCAGCCTGATGCCCTGGTCTGGTTGGCAGACGACCACATCTGCATAGTCGAAATCAAACTGTCATGGATGCGCCCCGTCCGCAAAAAGCTGATGGAATTTTATGGCCCCATCGTCCAGGCAATCTATCCCAATGCCACCTTATCTTATTTGCAAGTCTACAAGAACGCAAAAACTTCTTCCCATAAGAAACCTTTTAGTATATATAAGCTTGAAGATATTCCTCCAACCAAGTACAAGGAATGCCAATGGTTAGGACTCTGAAATTCAAGCGGCTCACCGACACCGCCACCATCCCCACCCGCGCCACCTCCGGTGCCGCCTGCTTTGACCTGTACGCAGACGAAGCCCAATGGCTTGACGACATGCGGACCCGGCGCACCGTCGGCACAGGCATCGCCATCGAGTTGCCGCCCGGCCATGTCGGTCTGGTCTGCTCCCGCTCTGGCCTTGCCGCCAAGGAAGGCATCCACGTAATCAACGCACCCGGCGTCATTGACGAAGATTACCGTGGCGAACTGAAGGTTATCTTGGGGCGCCTGCCCTTCTCCCCGCAGTGGCCGTCGCCCGACATCATTATGATCGAACAGGGAATGCGTATCGCTCAGTTGATGATCCTCCCCCTGCCACAACTAGAAGTTGCAGAAGTATCTGACCTTACAACCACAGAGCGCGGGGCTGGTGGCCTCGGTTCGACAGGAGTCTGACATGATCATATCCCAAATCAGCGCAACAGCCTGCATCTTGTTTGCCGTGGTGGCTTTCGTGACTTCGCAATTCGTCACTTATGATTCGCCCTTGAATTGGATCGACCGTCTCGGCATGACTGCTGCAACCTGCACCCTACTTAGCGCGGTTGTTGCGGTCCTTGCTATGATTTGGGGGCTGTGATGGACACCAACCCCAAAACCCAGTATGGCCTAGCCAAACCCGGCTTGAGCAGCGTGCCACCCCTTCCCCTCTTTGCTATCGGTCAAGTCATGGCAGACGGCGCCGCCAAGTATGGTTCGATGAACTGGCGCAAGGACCCTGTGTCCGCTTCCACCTATTACGACGCAGCCATGCGCCACCTGATGGCGTGGTGGGATGGTCAGGACCTCGACCCTATGACGGGCCTGTCGCATCTAGCCCACGTCGCTGCCAACATGTGCATCCTGCTTGATGCTGACAGCGGGCCATGGCTACAGGACGACCGTCCCCTTGCTGGCTTCGCCAACGAATACATTTCCGATAACACAAGGGAACTGAAGGGAACTGCCAGTTCATGACAAGTAAGTTCAAGCCCCAGACGGTGCTGCTAATCCCAGACACCCACGCCATGCCGGGCGACAGCCTTGAACGCTTCGGCAAACTGATGGCCTACCTTGATAAGCGTAACGCCACACTTGACAAGATCATTCACATTGGCGACCTGTGGGACTTCGCTTCCCTTTGCACCCACGACATGGACTCTCCCGACTGGTACAAGCGTTCCCTGAACGACGACATTCAGGCCGGGCTTGAAGCCCTCGATTGGATCGTCTCGATAGCCCACGCCTACGGCAAGGCGGAAATCCATTTCATTGAAGGCAATCACGAGGATCGCTATAACAAATGGATGAAGTCCGACAACCGCCTGCTGACTTCGGGCTTTCCGCAAACTGTCCAGCAACTGCTGAAGAACTACCGACCGCAAGCGAACGTGAAGTTCCACCCCTTCCTGAAACCTGTTACGCTTATGGGTGCAGTCTTTCAACACTACTTCGTGAGCGGGGTAATGGGGCGCCCGCAAGGCGGCGAACACCACGCTAATAACCTGCTGAAATCCCAACACGCCTCCTGCATTTGCGGGCACTCCCACCTCCTATCGACGGCCACCCGCACCAAGGCCGATGGCTCCAAGCTCCACGCCCTAGTGGCCGGGTGCTTCGTCGACCCGAAGGGGGACTTCTCCTATGCCAAGGCAGCCAAGAAGTTATGGTGGAACGGCGTCCATCTGTTACATTTCTACGCGCCCGGCGAGTTCGACGTCGAGTCTATCAGTCTTGAAAGATTGAACTAACTGTAGTATAATGGGGGCATGGCCAAGACCCCAGCATGGCAACGGGCCGAAGGTAAGAATCCCGCTGGTGGACTCAATGCCAAAGGCCGTGCCTCCTACAATCGTGCGAACCCCGGCAAGCCCGGCTTGAAGGCGCCCCAACCAGAGGGTGGCCCGCGCCGCGATTCCTTTTGCGCCCGCATGAAGGGCATGAAGAAGAAGCTGACTAGCGCCAAGACAGCCAACGATCCCAACTCCCGCATCAACAAAAGCCTGCGGGCCTGGAACTGTTAAGGCCGTGTCGTGGAGCTACCTAAGATCACGCCTGTTGTTCAGTTCTTTACGGCTGCTTTCGCGTTGGCGGTCGGTGGCTATTCTGCGGGTGAAAAGTTTGGCTGGTTCCGCAACGACATTATTGCCTGGGCACCTGAACATTTCCGCATCGTTGATACCAAGATCGGCCAGCCTGTGGCTGTCACTGTGGCCCGCATCAAGAAACGCGACGACTGCTCAGTCGAGGATTTCAAGGTTACGATCCGCGACAGTGCCAGCGTCATTCATGAAGCCGCCCCCAGCATGACCCGCTTTACAGGCCCCGCTGGCCCCGAAATTGATACCTTCACCTACATGCTTGATATTGCAGACAAAGATACCATTGCGCCCGGTAGGGCAACCCTTCTAGCGACGATCCGTTACAAGTGCCCCGAAGGCGAACGCACTGTGACGTATCCCCGTCACCCGAACTTGACGTTTGTACTGGAGAAATAAGTTGGACGCGCTCCTTAATTTAGTTCGCACTGTTGCGCCCACTATTGCGTCTGCCGTCGGTGGTCCGCTGGCTGGCATGGCTACCCGCGCCATCTCTGAAGCTCTGTTGGGAAAGCCCGATGGTACTGAGACGGAACTTATGGAAGCTGCGGCCAAAGCTACGCCCGAGCAACTGCTTGCCCTGAAGAATGCTGAACAGGACTTTGCTGTACGCATGCGCGAACTGGACATTGATCTGGAGCGGATCGCCAACGAAGACCGTAACTCGGCGCGCAACCGGGAAATCAAAACCAAAGACTGGACCCCTCGCATCCTGGCTTGGTCAGTTACGACTGGTTATTTTGGTGTTCTGTTCTACATGCTAACCCATGGTCTTCCAACCACGGGTGGGTCTGAGGCCATGCTTGTGATGCTAGGCACCCTTGGCACCGCCTGGGGCGGTATTATGGCCTATTACTTTGGCAGCAGCGCGGGTTCCAAAGAAAAGACTGAAGCTATGAATAGGATGGCCAGCAAGTGAAAGAGAATTTCGACAAGTCGTTGGCTTTGATTCTGAAGCACGAGGGGCTGTGGAGCGACCACAGGGATGATCCCGGCGGCGCCACTATGAAGGGCGTGACGTTGGCCAGCTTCTCAGAATTCAAGGGCCGGGCGATGGCCAAGGAAGAACTTCGCGCCATTTCGGATGCCGACCTTCACGCCATCTATAAGACTAAGTACTGGGATGCGGTACGCTGCGACGAACTGAAGCCGGGCGTCGACCTGTTGGCCTTCGACATGGCAGTCAACAAAGGTGTGGGCCGGGCGGCCAAGCTAATGCAGCGGGCGGCAGGCGTCGCAGAAGACGGGGCACTCGGGCCTAAGAGTATGGCCGCCATCAATGCCATAGACCCCCGCGACTTCATTGCTAAGGTATCCGAGGCGCGCCGTGACTTCTACAAAAGCTTGAAGACCTTTCCTGTATTTGGCAAGGGCTGGCTGCGCCGCGTAGACGAAACTGAAAAGGAAGCTTTGCATGCCGCTTAAGAAGGGTTCTTCCCAAAAGACCGTCAGCGCAAACATCCGCACTCTGGTTGAAGACTACACCAAGAGCGGACGCATTGGCACTTCGAAGCCAGCCAACAAGAAGGCAGCCGTCAAGCAGGCCGTCGCCATTGCGCTTCGCCAAGCTGGCAAACCTAAGCCCCAGAAGTATGCGACGGGCGGATCAGTTACCCGTACATCAACTTCAACGCGGACTGCAAGTCAAACGCGCAACCAGCAGGAAGAGGCGCCGCAGCGTAAGACTCCCGAGTATCTGCCGCTTCCCAACCAGTCTGGTCAGGTCGAAGATCAGTTCCCCAAGTTCGCGCAGACTCGCATGCAAATGCGTTTTACGCCTGAGCAATTCGATGTATCTAAAGGGCCAGCGGCAGCAAGACAACGCACTGCTATGCGCCGTGGCGGCCAAGTAACTCTTAACAAGAAATCTAGGAGAAAGTAAATGGCTGATGATATTGGTCGTCCAGGCGAATACCCCGGCGACGTAGCCCGTAGGCGCCGCCGTCAAGGCATTCGTTACCGCGCCGCGCAGGCTGCCGCGAATCAAGGCTCCGGTCCCACAATGACGCCGTCCAACCAGTCGATGGTTCCCTACCAAGAGCGCCTGCCTACTGCGCCTGAAGGTGGTGGCCGTGGCGGTCCACCCGCTCCGTCCGGTGGTCGCGAAGTCGCCTCGCCCCGTGGCGAAAACCTGCCTGCTGTCCGCCGCGAAGGTATGCCCAGCATCCGTGTGCCACCCGGCGCTGCCGAAGCTATGCGCGGTGCGATGCAAAGCCCAATGGCCCGCGCGATGGGAACCGGACGGGGTGCTGCAATTGGCCGGGTTGCTGAAGGTGCGATGCGCCTAGGCGAAGCTGCCCGCCGCGCGTACCGTTCCATGCCTGCGCGCACACCCGACACGGGTCCTGACGAAGGTCCGGCTCGCCCTTCCATGCCGATTCCTAATAATTTGCCGGACATGGAGCCACCTCCATACGAAGAAGCGCGGCGTCCCCGTCCCCGTCAGCAGCCTGCGCGTCGTCCGTCACAATCTGAAGCTGATGCCCTGAACCAGCGTGAGCTTGAGCGTATAGCTCTTGGTGCTGTTTTGAGTGACATGATGAAGGGCGGCTATGAACAGCCCGAGCGTGGGTTCTTCGAGCGCCTGGGTATTCGTCGCACCAACGAAACTGGCGAAGGCCGCCCCAGCACTGGCAACTTCCGCGAAGACATTCGCGAGCTTGGCCGCACCCTTGGCTTCAAGAAGGGTGGCCAAATCAAGTCCAAGACCATGATGAAGAAAGGCGGCAAGGTTATGAAGTACCGTGAAGGTGGTCCGATTCGTCAGGGCATGCAATCCCCGAAGGCCCAAGAGGGTCGTGCGGAAATGGCTGAAGATGTGATGCGTCGTGAACGTGCGCGTGAGCCGATCTCCGACAAGGCGCGCAAGGCTGCTCGCATGGAAGCTGGCATGGATAGCGGGCCGCTGACAGATGCCGAGAAGGAACGTATGCGTTCGTCTGGCTTCAAAAAGGGCGGCGCTATCAAGGCCCCGGCCAAGAAAATGAAGTCCGGCGGCAAGGTGCCTGCGCCCAAGAAGATGATGAAGGGTGGTAAGGTTGCGGCCAAGCCAGTCAAGAAGATGATGGGCGGCGGTCGTGCAATGTATGCCAAAGGTGGCATGGCGAAAGGATGTAAGTGATGGCTATGATGCGTTCTAATATGTCGAAGCAGGTTACGCAAGGCCCGATGAAAAAGAAGGCCGTGAAGATGCAGAAGGGTGGGTTCGTGCCGTGCAAGGGCTGCCCGAATCCGGCTGCATGCAAGAAGGCGGGCGGCTGCCTGATGAAGCGTGGCTAAGACCCCGTCCCGCGTCAACGAAGCAGGCGTCTACACTAAGCCGGGCATGAGGAAGTCCCTCTTTGAAAACATCAAAGCAGGTGGTAAGGGCGGCAAGCCCGGCCAGTGGTCAGCCAGGAAGGCGCAGATGTTGGCGCAGCAATACAAGGCGAAGGGCGGCGGCTACAAATCATGAAGGCCCCGCAGAAATCGCTTGTTGATTGGACCAAGCAGAAGTGGCGAACCAAGTCTGGTAAGCCATCAACTCAGGGACCGGAGGCTACAGGTGAACGCTATCTACCAGAAGCTGCAATCAAAGCTATGCCAGCTAGTACATATGCTGCGTCGTCTGCTGCCAAAAGGAAGGCGACAAAAGCAGGTAAGCAATTCTCAAAGCAACCCGCCTCTGCCGCCAAGTTAGCCAAGCGATTCCGTTAGAACGGATACTCCGTCGGTGCAGTGTAGTTGTTGACGGTCTGCTGCCAGATTGCCGCGCCCGCGCCGTCGCCGTGGAACGTGACGTTGATGCGGTTCTCTACTAGCCACTTGTTCCACTGACCTAGGTCCTGCATAGCAGCGACCAGTTCGCCCGTAGTCAGGTAGGATTTCTGGTCGGCGCCTAGCGTCACCTTCATGAAGGATTGCTTGACGTCGTCCTGCTTGGTTTCTTCTGGGTAGAAGAAGTCATAGCCGTAGAAGTCGAAGCGCCGGAAGCCCATCACGAAAGCCAGCATTGGGATACGGGTGGCGGAGCAGGTGCCGCCCATAACTACCGTGCCAGTGTCGAAGGCCGGGGGCCGGGCCTGTAGCGTGGCGTTAGTGTGTGCATGCCAGCCGTACAGTTGGGCGCCCTTCCCTTCCAGATAGGTGCGTACTGACGGGTGGGTCATCGTTGCAAACAGGAACTTATCTTCCGACCCGGCGTCAGCGAACAAGTCGGTTCTGATAATGCCGTGCGTGGACTTGCCGTCGATTGGCCGTGGGTCCAGAATCACGGTCCAGTCGGGGGTGATGCCCGCCTTCTTTAGGGTAGGGAAGGCATGCTTGACGGTGAAGACAGTGGCACCCTCGGCTTGCCTGCGTTTGATTTCGTCAAGGTATTGGGGAATGGTAGGCCCGGCGCTGACGAAGATCGCGGTCTTGGTGTGGGCCTGATAGTTACCAATCCACTTCTGGAGGGCCTTCCCGTTTTCAGCAATGTGTTGAAGCTGCTCGCCTTTATCGACGGAATCGACAGGCTTGACTTGGATGCGGGTGCGGAGGTCGGGCATTGGGAAACCGGGCCGCACCACAAGCCCAAAGGAAATGGTTTGCTTCAGGCCCGCGTAACCGTCGCCGCTAGTGATCATGCGCTTCTGACCTTCGGCTTCCGTCCATGTGCGGATGGGGCCTTCGGGTGCGCCTTCTTCGGGCTGGGCAATCACGTCGTCGAACACTACGTAGGGGACGTGCATCAGGTGGTGGTAGTCTGACTTGGTGGTTTCGTAGGAGTGGCCGCCGTCAATGTAGGCGAAGGTGGCTTCCTTTACTACTTGCCCAGACTTGGGCAGGGTTTCGAGAGTGTTACCTTTTATCAGAGTGTAGTCAAAAGTCAAGCCCTTGCGGGACATGAGGCGGCTGTAGTTGTTAAGGCGATTGCCCACCAGCCAGGAGTTGGCGTGTGGTTTGGTGTGGCCTTCGTGGTTGCGGTCGTTACCTTCTTCGAAGGTGTCGAAGCCTACATAGGATACTTGGGTGGCGCCCGCAGCGAAGGCACACTCGGCCATATGGATGGCGCGGCTACCATTCCACGTACCGACTTCAACGATGTTGGCTTTACCCGTCGCCTTGATGGAAGCGGTCAGCAGTTCGCACAGCGTTTCGTAGCGGGCCGGAGCGCCCAGTGCCGGATTGGCGATGGTCTGCTTGTCCGGGCCCTTGTAATGGATCATATAGGCGCCCAGGGTCGATTGATGGAACGCATCCAAACCCAAGGCGCCCGGCGACAGGTCCTTCACCAGAAGGCCGTGGGCGCGGTGCAGCAGGACTAGGCGGTCAAGGACGGCGTTGTCGTGGGCCTTCTTGTAGTGGAAGGCTTCGAAGGAATCGTACAGGCCCCAGTAGTCGGCCAGCAGCGATGCGCCCTTGACAGTCGCCAAATTAAATGCGAACCATGAGCCTTCGCTTTCCGCAACAGACTTACGGTAGAGGTAGGTGAGATGGACCTTATCGTCAAAAAGTTGCTCCAACAATTGGGAGTCGACGTGCCGCATAGCTTCCGTGTCAGCGTCGATGAAGCCAATCCAGTCAAGTTCCGGCGTTACCGAGGAAGCCAACGCTACAGCCTTGAAGCAGTACTGGAGGGACGGGCCGTCTTTGGCTTCGCTACCCAGTCGCGCTTTGAGCTTATGGAAGGAAGCCGTGTCTTCCAATGCACGGAAGGTGACGCCCTCGAATGACGGGACGTTGTCGCCCAGGTCATGGTGCCAAATCTCCAGGGGGATGTCGGCAGGCCAAAACTTCTTGTAGGATTCGGCGAAGCGGCGCCCGTAGGTTTCCCAACCTTTGGGGCCAATGGTCGTGACGATTTTAGCGCGCATTGTAAGCGTCCGTGAGTTCGTTGGTCCAGAAATTATCGAAGGGCGTAGGCTCCCGGTTGGTCATGCCCGGCACAGGCGGCCCGAACGTGAAGTGGACGGCGTCCACCGGAACGGGTTTGTTCTGATCTTCGGCGGCCTGAGCAGCTTCCGTCGTCGGGCTGTAGTTGGGAATCCAATGCCAGCGTTCAGACAGGTAGCCGATGTCACTGTCGTTCAGCCAAGCAAAAGTATGGAGGTGGTTGCCACTGGCTTCGTTCACCATCTCGACGGTGGGCAACTTGTTGGACTTTAGGTTCCAAAGCATAAGGGCCGACCACATCTTCCGCTTGTAGCGGGACTGGACTTGGCCATCCATCTTGACGGTCTTGTCTGGTTCGAAACGATGTGGTACCACCATCACCGTCTTGCTGCTATCAGCTTCTTGGAGAATCTTATGGATGTCGTTAAGCCACAGCCAGTCGCAATCCGTGAACAGCGCCCAGTCAGTGACGCCGTCAAGCTTGGCGACGATGGGCGTGAGGAAGCGGGTGTGGGAGAACTGTACACTGAATGGCTTGCCGTCTCGCTCGTCGGTGTAAGTGCCGTCTTCGTTGATACGCCATGGACGGTCGAAGAGTTGACGGCGGCGCAAGTCGATGTGTTCTAAGCGTTTCACTTCGACAGGCTTGCTGGCGTAGGCACGGACAGACGCCTCGGTAACTCGCAGTGCATCCGGTTCGCGGTGGTCTACGCCAATGTAGTAGGCAAACTTTGACATGCCGCTAGGATAATAGTCTTCCTGCGTTTTGTCAACAAGTTAGTTAGGTCACTGACGCTCGCGCCAGCGGGCTTCTTCGGCAATCCGTGCAGCTTCTTCACGGGCAGGAACGCGGGTCTGGCGGGTAAGCACGGCGGGGTTGCCCCGGCCAGCGTAGTCTTTCTGCGCCCGGTCAAGGATAGCTTGCGGGTTTAGGTTTACGCGCTGGGCAACAGGTTTGCTTTCTTGCTGTTGGGCGATTTCAGCGAACCGCTTTTGGTATTCTCTGTAGAAGCGTTCGACGTCTTGTTCGCGCCCGGCTGCCTGCGCTTCCAAAGCCCGCAGCAGAAGGCGGGAAAGCTCTAGGTTGGCGCGTTCGGTGGGGTCGCGGTTTATACGGCGCAACTCGTCTACGCGGGTAGCCCCGCGCCGGATGTCAGCAAACTCAGGCGGCACAAAACCAATTGCCTGTTGAATTGCCGGAGGTAAGAAGCCTGTCTGTGATGCTTTGTCTACGTCTGCGGGGGAAATCATGCGCTCGCCGCCGCGCGTCCACTGTTCTTTGTTGACTGCAATCTCCGCGCCCTTGGCAATGTTTGCCAAAGCGTTAGGCATGAACGACACTAGCGCGCCCCAAGGGTCGCCTTTCTTCCAGGCTTGGAATGTATCTACGGCTTTGCTTGCAAGCCCGCCTACGGGACCGAAGAACGAAAGAACATCCCAATCAGAAACGGAGCCTTGGGGTAGCGGGTCGATCTTAAGGCGTGAGTTCAAGCTCAAGGTACCGGAAGCGTGGGGCAAGCCGTAGCTGAACATGGACGCCAGGAAGCCGTTGCCGAGGGCGCGTTCCAGTTCCTGTTCGAAGTCGGTGGCGTTTTCAAATGCCAGCTTCAGAATGAATTCGGCAAGTTCGCGGATGCGTTCTGCCAGTGGCAGCGACCATACACCAGCCAGGGCGACTTGGGTTGAAAGCATGGCAGCAAATTGAATGGCGCCCGCCTTGGCCATGACTGGATCGCTTTGGCGCAGGCCGCGAATTGTCTGGGCCGCGCTTCGAGTGTATAGTTCCAATATCTTAAAGACGGGGCCTTGGAACTGAGTGGCGGCTTCAGCAATAGGGTGGAAGCGTTGGATCAGGGCACGGTCTTCTTTGGTGCTGCGGAAGTTCGTGTCGCTTGTGACGCCTTCAGCGTAGTCGTAGGGTGTAGCGTAATTACGGTTGTCGAGTTTGCTGGCGCGGGCCATCACTTCGGGGCGCGCTTTTGCAAGACGGTAAGCTGCTAAGAACGCAGTCACGCGGTTGGTTTCGTCAACTGCCGAAAGCATCTTGCCCGACAAATCAAGTATCTTGTTGGCGTTCTTGGCGAAGGTCGTAGCGGACTTGTCAGCAATACCAGCCTTACGCATTTCATCAGCGGAGAAGGTGCTGCGAAGTTCGACGGCTTGCACTGGATTGATGCGACCGTCTTTCACGGCCCGCCTCAAAGCATTGACTTCGTCGGCAGTCAATACACCCCGCTCAATTAACTTCTTGGTGTAGTCAAGTTCCTTGCCCAAGGATTTCATTACGTCGAGTGTGCCGTATACATCTTTGGCAGCAGACGCCGAGTAGCGCAGGGCGCTGGCCCCGGCTCCGTCGCGAAGCAAGCGCGGTACCATCACGGTCGGGTTCTGCGTAAACTGAATGACGGCGGTACTGAAGTTGAAGCCTAGGAACCAGAGGAAGGCAAGCGCGCGGCCCGTACCGAAAGCTTCCGTCGGGGTGGATGCGTAATTGAAAGTGTCGTTCCAGTATTGTTTTTCTTCGTTGCTATACCCATCTAGTGAATTGTTGAAGTCATCGCGGACGGCTTCACGGGCCTGCAACTTACTGGCTGCAATGATGTAGTTGGGCACTGTATCGCGGATGTAGTCAGTCGCGTTCTCAGGGGTGACGGCGCGCAGCAAGTCGTTGTTGGGGCGGAACATCCGTTCCATCTGCGCCTTCTTAATTTCTTTGGTCATACGGTCAATGACTTGCTTGGCTTCGGCGCCACTGACCTTGCTCAGTTCTTGTAGCCACTGGGCAATAAAGTCACCGTCACGACGAAGGTTGTTGGCGTTTTCGTCCCTTGTGGCTTCCATGCCCCGCTCCATGACGTAGAAGCGTTTGCTGTCGGGGAACTCTTCACGCAGGCGTTTGACAGCGATGTCTTCGAAGTTGCGCTGTAATCCAACAGCTTGCCTGACCCTACGGATATTGCGCGCAGGATCGTAGAAATAGATGCGGACTAGGCGCTTTTTGTTGCCGGGCAGTTTCTCGTAAGCGGCAACGAAGTGGCTGCCCTGGGCGATTTGCGGGAAGAAGAACGCATCCCGCCGCCTTTCATAACGCTTTACTTCTTGGTGGCCAATGGGTGAGGCTGCCCTAACTTCTTCATCAGGCATCTCTCCGATAAGGCGGTCGCCCTTCTTGCGCTGGAAAGCTTCGAGGCGCGCACGATCTTCATCAGTCTTTGCCAACGCTGGGTTGAAATAGCTTGCTGTAGACGAATCAACATAAAAGTTAAACAAGCTTTGAAAGCTACGGAGGATGCCGTCCATCGCCGCGTTTTCTTCGGGCGAGAAGGCAGCACGATCCCACATCTGCTGCCTGCTGCGGGCGTCTTGCAATGCCAAAGCAATGCGGGCCTGCGACTCGGCAGACAAACGTAACGCAGGTTCGTATGCCTCCGTAGACTGTGTCAAGGCTTGGTGGTTGCGAACATAGAAGCGGTCCAGTTGGTCCGCCGATTCTTTGTATATAGGATTCTTGCTGTAAGTTGCAATAGGGGAAGCAAACCACTTACCCATGAATCCGCCCCGGAAACCGTCGACAATCTGCTTATCAAGAGAAGCTTGAAGGTTCTTGATTGGTGCATTATCTGGCGGGGAAAACAGCGCCTCTTCTACCGTATCGGTAGTCTTACCTGCGCCCGATTGCGGATCAGCAGCAGCGGCAGCAGCAGCAGGCGTATCACCAGCAGGCGCGGACGCTGGGGTTGGTTGGGCAGCCGGAGCGGCAGGGGCTTGGCGGCGATTGATGAAATCGTTATAGACTTGGTCGCGCGCTTCGGGAGTGGCTGCCGCGCTGGATTGTTGCGCGAAGTCAATGAACTCAGGCCGTGTGAAGGGGCGTTGGCGAATGGCCGCGATGTTGCGAGCCTGCGCTACGAAGGGACTGCGCGCCTGCGGACCAGCGTTCAAGGAATAGCCGCGCCATAGAGCAGCTTCGTCTTGTGGTTGAATTGGGGCGGCGGGCGCTTCGGCCCCCATGCGCTGCATGGTTTCAGGTGTTAGAGTGCCAGTCGCAAGCTGTTCATTGAAGGCAGCGATTTCCTGCTGTACGTCAGTCTGCGTAGGTGGCGCGGGAGCGACGGGTTCGGTGGCGACTGCGAAAGTTTTGGGCGATAACTTGCGAAGGAAGCCCGCGTCGGCAAGTGCGTTGAGTTGTTCGGATACGGCTTTCTGTTCGGCGCGCGAAGGGCGGCCAGGGTCGAGATCACGGGCACCGAGGGCGGCGCGAGCAACGTCAGCAGGCGTGAAGGAGTTTAGATTGACGTTGGCAAGTTGCGCGTTTTCCGCAAAATTGCTAATGAAGTCAGAGGCTTGAGCTTGGCGGCTGGACGGAGCTACCGTCTCTGCGTCTGCTTCTTGTGGGGGCTTGGCAACGAATTCGTCAATGGCCCGCTGGCGCATGTCGGTTGAAGCTTGCTGCCAGTCAGCTACGCGCGCAGCATTGACGAAGGCCACGGTAGCTTCGGGTGTGGCGAGGGGGACAGGCGGCGTGAAGCGCGGGTTCTCGGCTAGGAAGGCTTCGACCTGATCGACAGAAGCTAACGGTTCCGGGCGCGTCGGCATAGTAAGCGGCTCAAAGCGCGGCGCGGGCGCAGGTTCAGGTGTAGGTGTGGCTTCTGGGGCGGGCGGCGCGGGGGCAACGCCAACGGCAGGCACTGACCCACGGGGCACGGGCGCAGGTTCGGGCGCGGCTTCTGGGGCGGGGGCAGCTTCGGGTGTGGGGCGCGCACCGAAAGCACCACGCGCGGCACCACCAAGAACGCCACCAGCGATTGCGCCCCCAAGGCCCGCTTCCAAGTATTCGCGGTTGGCTTCGGGGCCTGTGATGGGAAGTCCGGCTTGGTAGCGTTCGATTGCAGCCTGCGGCACTTCGGCAAGGGGTTCGGTTGCGGCGCCTACACCAGCACCACGAAGTAGGCGCTGGCCTAGCGAGCCTGCCGCTTCCGTGACGGGGCGCCCCAAGAAACGACCTGCGCCCAAGGTGGCAATGTCAGCGGCGCTTTCAAGGGCGACCTGGGGGATGGCGGCAATAAAGGATTCGCCGGGGTTAGGGATTTGCGTGACTTCAGCAGGAGTTACGCCTAGCCGCTTAGCTTCTTCTTCGACTTTGCGTTGGATGTTGGCGCCTGCCGTGGGTAGGAAGCCCGCGCCTGAAGCGCCAAGGAAGCCGCCGAGTAGGGCACCGCGCGCACCAGCCCGCGCACCAAGACGCGCACCAGCTAGGGCGCCGCCGATTCCGGTAGCGGTTTGGGGAAGGGAGCCTGTGACGATTTCAGCAGCAGCGCGCCCGACGTCGCCAGGGCCTTGCGTTTCTAGGATGGGTGTGCGAAGAGCCTGGGGCTGGGCAGCTTCAGCTTGCAGCGCCTGTTCAATGCGGCCCTCGCGCCCGAATTGCTGAAGGCTCGGCATGTTGAGCGATTGGCCCAGACCTTCGGCTGCTGAATATAGTTGGCCTTGGAATTCGTCGACGGCGCGGGAAGCACCTTGCGTGATGGAACTGCCCAAGCCTACTTGGGTGCGCCGCCAGCTTTCAAATTCTTGTGGGAACGCAGACCGAAAGTATTCGCGGGCGCGGGCTTGGACTTGCCGCTCGACGCCGGGAGGTCCTTCAATTTCTACGATAGTGCCGTTAGGTAACGGAACTTCATATAAGGGCATTAGCGCGGTGTGCCCGTTAGCGGAACTTGTACGCGCTGGCCGGGACCTTGCTGCGGCTGCGCTGGTTGCGGCGTTGGCAGTTGTCCGCCTTGGATTTGTGCCGCCCCTTCCAAAAGTTGCTGGAGACGCGCGTCCCGGTAGCGTTCCCGATTTGCAAGGCGTTCTTGACGCGCCGACTCAGATTCTGGCATGCCGGGCGCCGGGTCGGGATATTGACGCCGGGCTGCTTCTTCTGCTTGGTTATACATCGTAGCATACTGAGCAGGAGATACGCGCGAACGATTGGCGGCCCCGGCGCCAGCCATTTCGGGGCGTTGGCGGTAGTAGAAAGCTTGGGCTTGGCGCAGCGCACTGATGTCGGGGTTGCGTTGATCTTCTTCTTTAAGGCGCATCTCTTCGTCGCGGCGTGCGATTTCAGCTTCGAGTTCGGCGGCCTTGCGGGCTTCTTCGCGGCGCGCAGCCATAGCCTGATTTTGTGCGCTAAGACCCGCGCTTAGGTTGTCAAGCAAGCTACCACGATTGGAAAGGATGCCGCGCCCCATTGCTGCCAAGCGTTCATTCGCAGACATTTGCGGCGGTGCAATATCTTGTTGAAGACGTTGCCGCAGTTGTTCAAGCAAAGATGGTTGCATTGTTTCGCCCATGGAATTAGTTCCTTAAGAAGCGGGATTGTAGATGCCAAGCTGCTTGCCAAGTAAGCGAAGGTTATCAAGGAAAGCAGGGCCTTGCATGATGCCGCCAGCAAGAGCGGAGAGGAGGTCACGGCCCGGCGCGGTTTCGGTTTGCTGCTGGCCGAGGCCGAGGGTAGCAGACGGCAGGCCAAGGGTAGAACGCAGGGCCGAGATGCCGCGCAGCGGATAGTCACGCTCTTCTTCGAACTGCTGGCGCATGACGTCTAGTTCGGCCTGTTCGCGCGCTTGTTGGAGGCCGCCCGTCGACAGGAGAGGATTGACCATGGAGCCGAGGGCGTTTTGGGTTTGCGAAAGGCCCGTGCCAAGCTGGCCTTGGGCTGAAGCGTATAGGGCCGGAATCTTTTCTTGATCTTTGCGGAACTGATCGAGAGCTTGATTGTAGGCAGCGGCGCGTTCCTTGGCGGAGATGTCACCAATGTTACGCTGGGTGCCGCGCTCCAATTCACTTTCTGCAATGGCTTGACGGGAGCCGCCGAAGGAACCAGTGCGGGCGGACTGCTGACCGAGACGAAGACGTTCCTTAGCGGCGCGCTCTTCAATGTCACGGATCGCCGGGTCAAGGACCGCCTGCGTGTAGGGTGACATGTAACCGGAAAGGTCGGTTTCGGGCAGGGTGGTGGCGAGGCCCGTAGTAGCGGAGATGCCTTGCGTTGTAAGACCGGGTGTCAGGGCGCTTAGGCCGCCAGCTTGCGTAGCAAGACCGCGCGTAGCTTCGAAGGCCCGCTGCTGGTCAGGGGTGAACTCGGCAACGCGCTGAACGGGATTGCCTTGGGCGTCGACGTAGGGTTGGAAAGGTTCGGCGGCAAAGCCACGAGTGCGGGCAAGCAGTTCCTCGCGCGTGTCGACAACGGATTGCGGCGTGGTTGGGGTCGTAATCCGGGAGGTTTGCGACGGACCTACGCCAAGAAGACCGCTAAGCGCACCTTGCGTGGTGGCGGGGGCACCTCCCAAAATGGAACTAAAAAAGCCGCTCATCTCATAGTCCTTTCAAGAATCTTGCCGACCTGAAGTGGGCCTGCCTGCCGGGTCGTGCCTGTCTTGTGTTGGCGTACTTGCCTGACTAGATCATACAGGCGCTTTGACCCGGCGTTAGTTGACCCGTCGCCCATCATGGACACTACGTCAGCGGGGATCACGAACTCACCGTCGGATAGGGCCGCAGCCCGTCTACCGTCGATTGTAGTTGGGATTAGGTCATCAAGGCCGCCGCCCGGTCCCTTGGCAATTTTGCCACCACCCGGCAACGGAATGATACCCCCGCGCGCGTAGCCTTCAATGTCAGGTAAGACTCCTTGGCTATTGTCATTATACATGGAATCGCCGGGTAAATCAACTAGGCCGCCCTCTTGAAAACCAAAGGCGCGGCTAATAGACCTAATGGGGTTGCTAATAGCTCTGCCAATCGCACCTATTGGATCGCCGCCAATCGCCCGCTTGCCTGTCCAGCTAATGGCTTTGTCTACACTCTTTGCAGCCCCGGCCACCGCGTCATTGATGGGGCTTTTGTAGCCAAGGGCGTCAGAAAGGAAGGAGTCAAGAACAATGGCAGCCGCAATAGCCTGACCGACACCTGGCATTGCAGCAAGAGTCGCAACGACATAAGCTTTGGCGGCTTCAGCAGCAGCGGTGCCCGCACTGCCACCCTGTGCCAAGGAAACTAGGGCAGCACCGACTGGCCCAGCAAAGTCCCCAGCCATACTGCCAAAAGCCTCGACGGCAGCATCACCACCAACAGCTTGTAAGATTGCCTTGGCACCTTCTTCACTGATGTTTTGGGCAACCACATTAGCTAGGCCGCTATCAACAACCTTGGAAAGTACGCGGTTTACTGCGTCAGGAGACGGCGGCTTGCTTGGATTAGTAAGTGCTTGCAGGGCATTAGAGCCTGATTGCAGGGCCTGCTCGCGCGCGTAGTCCGGGTTCTTAAGAATTTCGTCGACATTGTAATTCTTAAGGGTATTGTCAAGAGATGTGTATCTTGCCTGAAGATCATCAATTACTGTTTGGGGAATTGGCGGCGCACTTTGACGTTTAAATTTATCAACCTTATGCATTCCTACTACGCGCTTCGCTTCGTCAAGTGCATTCTTGATGTTGTCGCGTTGCTTTATTGCGTTTGCAATATCAGATTGAAATTTGGTTGTTGCTTGATTTACAACGGGGGCCGTCTTAGTTTGGATAGTGGCTATGCGTTGGCGCTCAGCTTCTGCGGCGGCGGCCTGACGTTGGGCTTCAGCTTCTGCGGCGGCTTGACGTTGGCGCTCAGCTTCAGCAGCAGCTTGACGTTCTTCTTGAGCTTTTGCGGCAGCTTGACGTTCAGCTTCGGCTTGGGCGGCGGCTTGACGATCTGCTTCAGCTTGGGCTGCTGCACGACGTTCAGCTTCGGCTTGAGCGGCAGCTTGACGCTGTGCTTCTTCAGCCGCAAGTTGACGTTGGCGCTCAGCTTCACGCACAGCTTCTGCCTGACGTGCTTGCTCCTCGGCAATACGACGTTGTTCTTCTTGACGTTTAGCTTCTTCGGCAGCTAGACGTTGTTCTTCCGCGATGCGTCGCTGCTCAGCAAGTGTGCGGGCCTGCTCTGCTTCTGCCTGTAGTCTAGCTTGTTCGGCAGCCACGCGGGCTTGTTCATCAGCTACACGCTTACGTTCAGCTTCAGCAGCCGCAGCCTGTCGTTGAGCCTCTGCTGCTGCTGCTGCTGCTGCTTGTCGATCTGCTTCGGCTTGAGTATCGGGCGGAGGCGGCGGCGACGGTGGCGGACTAGGAGCTACCGAAGTGGGTTCAGTAAAAAAATCTGGGAGGCCACCCCCTACGGCCTCGTCAGAAATATTGGGATCATAGATCGGGAAGGAATCGGTAACGGTGGTGACGCCGACTACAGAAGTGTAGGGCGTGACCGAAGTCGGGACAGTGCTGGTGCGTACAGAAACGGATGGACTGACGCTAGTAGTGCCTGTAACCTGCTCAAGGATTTGCTGAAGTGTGGAACGCGGCAAGTTACGGATGTAGTCCATGAACGAATTAGAGAAGTCGCTTGTATCAAAATCAGTGTCGGTCTGGTCTTGAAAGCTGTCAAGCCCGCCGCCCTGCGACTGCTGCTGGTTCTGGGTCTGCCCTTGCGTCTGAGTTTGGCTGACGTTGATGTTGGGGCTAACGGTATTGACATTGCTAATGGTCGGGCTGACATCAATGTCGGTGTCAACCGTCGGAGTAAAGGTATTGGTCGGCGTGAAGACGTTGGAGATGTTGACGTCTTGAGTCTGAGCTTCTAGCTTCTTGAGGTAGTCGTCGTAGGCGCCCGACCAATCCATGCCGAGCAGGCCACCCATAAGCGCCGCGTCTAGGTTGCCGCTGTCATACTTGGGGAGGGGCTGTTGATAGACGATCTTGTTGGGATCGGGGCCGGGCGCGGCTCCTGCACCAGAGGGCGTGTAGGCACTGCCGCTAGGGGATACGCCTTGGAAGCTCCGGGTAAAGCGCAGATCAGTCAGGCCAGGAGTATATTGTGGGCGGTTCTGGCTACCCGGATAGAGTTGGGCAAGCTGGGCAGCCGACCCAATAAAATTGCTAAGATCAACAGGAGACGCCTTGGGCAAAGTATCCAGCCCACCCATTGTGTAGTTGGTGTCCTTATCAGGATTTTCGGGCGGCGGATTGGCAAAGTTATCCAGCCCACCCATCGTGTAGAAGGTGTCCTTGTCGGGATTCTCGGGTGGCTTGTTGAAGAAGGTTTCTGACATTTAGGTGCCTCTCGATGACATTATATCATGGATTTCATTGAAAATAAACCCTACTTCACGTCAACGAAGTTGCTAGAATTAAGGGCTTGCAGCAGCTTGCCAACCACGTTGGTGAGGACAGTGACGGAGGGGCTATTCATGTCAAGGGTGGTGGGTGCGCTGACGGTGCCCTGAATTATGAACTCGGGGCGGGTGCGGCGGCCCTGGTCAAACAGATCGCTTTGCTGTAGCACGGTAGTAAGTGCGTTCCAGGCAGCCTTGGAGGATTCGTCCCACTCATAGGGGGCCGCCGGAAGGGTGCGTGAGGAGATGCGCCGGGTCATCGTAGGCCGTCCGGTTCGATAGCCATGCGGAATTGCCCCATCCGCCACGGTATATTTGACGAAGTCGAGGATTGGATTTGAATGGCAAACTCCCGCCCGCGTAGGCGCGTCGATACTTTCTGGGTGGTGCCCGTCACGGCGAAGGGGCCTTTGGTTGTGACGGTGCCGCCCGGATACTTGCGTGCTTGCAACGAGATGTTAAGGGTGCCGCTGTAGGGTGTGTTGTCGGAAATGTTGCTGAAGTCGGGCGCAAATTTGTTGGCGAACATGATGGTGTTGCCGTCGTTCGTGTCGAAGTAGGCGCTTTCAAGGGTGGCAGCCAGGGCCGACGTGTCTGCCGTATAGCCGTATTCTTGATAGTAAAGGTCGGAAGGTACGGTGCCGAGGGCCAATGGGTAGTTGAAAGTGCCGCCGTCTTCCCACACCGTGCGGGCCATGGTGCCAATAGACCAGTGCCGCTCGGAGGTGTTGTAGATTACGTAGCGGTCATTCTCGCCGTCGGGTGAATCTATGGACGGATAGAACCACATGATTTCGTCGAACGTGGAATTGACTGCTGCGTAGATTTTGTCTATGTTGTTTTGATCTAGGTTGTCATAGATGAAGCGCAGCACCGTGCAGGGAAGTGGCTGGACGCGACCATTGTATTGGTAGAACTGACCGTTGTTTGACATCCAATAGAGGGTGCCCCGGTATTCGATGGCCGCGTTGCGGGCAATCACGCCACATTGTTCGCCTGCCGCAACGAAACCGAAGACGTCATTGCCGCCAATGTAGGATTGGATGTAGAGGTCCGAGTCAGTCAGGATCGCGGTCTTATCGCTGACGCGGTTGACCGCAAGGATTTCGGAGCCACGGCTTGGTAGTGGGTAATCGCCTGCGTTGTTGATGCCAGAAGGCGTCCAGTCTGTGAAGTCTTCTTGGCTGCACCACCGGATCAAAAGCGGATCGTAGCTGCCGCTAACGTCGTGGGTTCCGTAGAGTAGGACGTGACGGGCTTCCGAAGCCACGCGCACAATCTGGTTAACTGAGGGGGCCGCCGTAACGATAGTCATTGGGGATATGATGCCCGCGCTGGTATTCCAATACATGAGCGGACCCTTGGATGGAACTACCAAAAGATCAGTGCCCCACAGATCGGCGGACCATGTGCGGAGGGGCGAGTTTACGGTACCGCCGCTTCCATTCCAGCCAAAGTTACCGCCCCACACGCCCGTTCCCCAGCCCACTAATTGGGTGGTATTTTGGGTGCCAGCGTTGTAACAGAAGCCGATGGTGATGTTGCCGCCAGTAGCAATCGAAGTTGCCGCCGCTGTGGTGCCCGTGTCGATGGCGAAACTGTTGATGTCTATGACGCTTACATCAAACATGGCAGATACAGATGATATTGTGTTGACTTGGACGTTGCCACCAATGGTTGCAGCAGCCGAAACAATTTCTACTAGGGTGCCGTCGGTTAGGCCATGCGAAGATACGGATACGATTACGTTTGTCGAGCCTGCCGTCGTCGACAGAATATTGGAAGTGGCAAGAGTTGACACGCGCGGAGTAATGTTGTAGAAGGTAGAAAGCTCGCTGGAGAAGGCGCCTTGGTGTGTGGCAATAAACGCGGCTGCTTGTCCGAGGCGATTGCGTAACGTGTCTAGAAGGCGGGGAACTCCCACGATTTTGTCGTTCTGTGAAGGGTCGATAAGACGCTGCCAACCGCCCATGAGTTCGGGACGCCCGAAGCGGAAGCGAATTTTGTCAGCGTCAATCCAGTGGCCAGAGGCGTCCAGTTCGGTGTTTTCTTTAATGACACCGACTTTGAAATTTAGTTCCGAGAGGCGCTGGTCTTGGAGCGTTGCCGACATGGTTACTCGATGATACGAATGTTCAAGGCGTTGACGGCGCTGACTAGAGCAGACACGGCGTTGAGTTGTACTTGCAGGGCGGAGGTCTGAGCAGATACGCTACTGACCCGGACTTCCAAGGCAGACACTACGTTGTTGGCAGACGTCAAGGCGGCGGAGACGGCATTCACTTGGACCTGAAGGGTAGAGACGTTGGCCGTCAAGCCGCCGATAAGACCGACGCAAGTAGCGGAAGTGCAAATGACAATTTCGTTGCCGCTTGGCGGGAGGGTCGCGCCCGTTCCGGCGTTCTTGACGACGATGTCGAAGGAGCCAGTGGTTTGGCGGACGACCGCATAGGTCTTGGGTGAGGAGGGTACGATGATATTGGCGTTGCCAGTCAGGGTGCCTTGGACTAGGAGGATGCCTGCGCGGGCTTGGTCGGTTGCCGCGTTGGCAGTCGAAAGGGTTGTGTCACCCGATGAGACGCTGACAATGGCTGTGCCTGCGATTGCGGTGGCAATCAGGTCTAGGTTGTTGTTGGTCTTGGTGCCCCAGGTGGTGGCGTTTTCGCCAGTCGCCTGAAGCTCAAGCCTTAAGAGTGGATCGTATGTAGAGGGCATTACTTGCGCTCCTGAAGGATTCGTGTTACTTTATCGTCGATTCTATTTAACACAATTGTTAGCTTATTTTCAAGATCGCTCACTACCTCGCGCGTTGCAAAGTCCTTGTTGACTTGGGCTACGTGCTGATGGTGCTGGTCGTGTAGCTTTTCAATTCGCTGTTCCATGGTCTTCAATTCCTTGTGCAGATAGGCAGCATAAGCTAGAGCTAACGGCAATAGAACATCTGAAATGAATTTCCACATAGCAGAAAGTTCCATGGCTTTATTCCGGCGAACTCATAGACGGATTCCATTGAACGGGCGTCACGAGTATGTAATTGTTGTCTTCGGTCAACAGGAACCCCGCATCTTCTTTGGCGAGGTACGCATCTAGATTTTGCAGCGGGCGCCCATCAGGAACCTTCTTGGATTCTAGGCGGGGCCGGGGCGGCTTGTTCTGCGGGTGGCGCTTAAGATCGTAGGCGCCGTCGAAGCAGGACGAACACACCACCAAGTTGGTGGACTCGCGGCGCATCTGCCGCCTGTAGTACTTCTGCCCGCACCTATCACAAAGCGACCATACATCCATACGCATGGTCAGGAACCATAGTTGGTCTGGTCTGGCCGGGCGTCGGGAACTGGCTTAAGTTCGCGCCGGGGTTTAGCCGAGTAGTTCTGCGGGTGACTTTTCTTGTCGAAGCGTCCGTCATAGCAAGCCATGCAGACAACGAAGTTGGTGGTTTCTTTGCGAAGGTCCCGGCGTTTGTAGTCGAATCCGCAGCGGTCACAGACCGACCACATATCTAGGACTGACATTAGGGCTGCCCTGCCAGCGTGTTTTCTGGTGAGCCTAGGTTGCGATTGGAAGAGTCGGAACGCCGGGCGCGGGTGTATTCGATGTTCAGGACCGCCAGTTCTTCGTCGGCCAGCCCCTTCCAGATTTGGACGGCACTTGCGTTCTTGGTCCAGGCATTGGCGTACATCATGGCGGCTGCGAAGAAAGCCGAGTCCGCCCGCTCCGAGAAGTAATTGGTTGGGTTAGCGGAGCTAAGGATGGTAACCTGTGGAATGTATTCGATAAGGGCCGTGGTGTTGGCCGGGGGCGTGGGCGCTAAGAAGATGGTGGCGTTGTCCTTGGGCGCGTAGTATTTGGTGGGCGCGCAAGAAGTGTAGTCCGGCCAATAAGCTGTGAGGAATTCGTTGTTCTGCTCAAGCAGGTTAGTCCAGCCGCCCGTCGCACACACTTGGATGGACTTCAGGACTAGCAGGTTGGTAGGCAGCGACAGGGTACGAGTGGAGGCGCTAACCGATACTTCGGTAAAGCGGAACGTGTTGATGGGGTCTAGGCGGCGTTGGAGGTAGCCTTGGGCGCGCTCGACAATCGCGGGCAGGGCAGAGATGAACTCAGCCGAGTCCTCTTCCATGTTGGCTTGAATGTCGGCTATCAGAGTGCTATAGGTGTATCCCATTACCGCCTCCCAATCCTAACCAAGAAGGGGCCACGCTCGCGGTCTTCACGCATTGCTTCTTTCAGTTGGGCTTCGTACTCGGCCTTCAAAAGGACAAGGCGGTTCTGGTCCACGCGGGTGCCGCGCCGCAAGCCGATCCAGTAGGCAAGGCCATAGGTGACGGCAGGAAGGAAGCGCCGGGGCACGTCAATGTTATCGAAGGCGCGGAGCGTGTCTTCAGCATTCTTTTGAATTGTCAGTACGATAGTGTAGGATTGGTCGGGTAGCGGCCACAGATTTAGGATGTTGGAAGTGCGGCGTCGATCCCACCAGTAACGAGTGGGGCGCCCGGTCTGGGACTTGGTGGGGATTTCCGCCCAGCGTTCGTAGCCGTCGCGGTCCATTAGAATGTCGGTGGTGCTGGTGCGGGTGCTGGCAGAAAGCACGTCGGAAATGCTAGGACCAAAAGTTACGGTGCCCTCGGAAGTTGTGACGGGCACGGTCGTGGTTTCGATTTTGTGGAGAAGGACGTTCTGGTTCTGGATGGCCGTCAACATGTAATCGAGGCCGCGCCGGGCGCTAATCAGTTCGTCAGCAAGAAGGGGACCGCCGCCAACCATGGCAGCAGCATCCTGAAGTATCTCGTCAAAGGTGGGGTCGAAGGAGGCTACGCCGCTGGTTGCCATTGGCGCGATTCCTCAGACGACTCCGTAAATAGTTACGAGCGGGCCGCCGCCAGCATAGGAACTGCGGACGTAGGGAACGTCGAAGATCACTTGCACAAGGGTCGTGGTGACTGCGGCAGTGACTTCAGCGAACGCAATCCACGGGCCAGTTTCGAAGGGTGCGGCTTCCAAGAAAATGGAGGGGCCTGCGGCGGCGCTCTTCTGGACCCAGAAGCACCGGGAGGGCGAACCGTCAAAGCGGTAGTCAAGGTCAATGGGGTCGCTCGTCGTAGTCGCGGATGTGCTGACTTGGAAGGGGACGACGCGAATAGTTTTGATGCCGGGCATGGGAAGCTCCTAAAGCAAGTAAGGCAGACCCCGCCCGAAGGAGGAGCCTGCCAAACTTGTTAGCCGATCACAACGTGGACAATGACGGAACCCGCCGCCACAGTCGAAGTAGCAATAGACACGATGGCCTGGACCGTGGTATCCGCCGCCAGCACAATGCTGTTAGTGGAAACTTGGGCAGCAGAACCAGCGTAATCGCGGCGACCTGCGGTGTTCACGGACGTAGCTGCGAACAGGGTAGCAGGGTTGGCCGAGGTGCCGACGGTAATCTTGGTGTCAAGGTTATCGTAGGCGGTCGTAATGTCAAGAACACATTCGTAGAAGTTAGAGCCAGCCGGAGCCACGAACAACGGGATGGTGGTCGCACCAACCGCCGTGCCTGACTTGGCAGTGTTTACTACTACGGAGTAACGGCCCGGAACGCGGGCTTGCGTCAAATCGACAACGGAACCGGAAGCGGGTTCGTGATTGGCGATGTTGACAGGGTAGCTAAAAGTAGTCATCTGATTCTCCTTAAGGATGAGGGAATGGGGGCCGAAGCCCCCAAACCATTAGGTTGAACCAGAGGAGCCGTACCACTGACGCCAGTCAGACCAGCCGAAGCTGTAACGCTCGCGGGCCTTGTAGCGCATGTTGCCCGTCAGGAAGTCCACATCGTCCTTGGTGGCCAGCGGCGCACGGATAAACATCTTGGTACCATTCGGCACATCAGTGCGAATGAACCAGCCGTTCGTGTCCGTGAAGCGGTGGTTGACGGTGTAGCCCTTCGAGAACAGGCCCATGTCCTTCAGAGCGTTCGTGTCGTTGTCAGCCGTACCGACGCGCAGGTCAGAGAAGAGGATACGGTGGGCAACGAACTGAAGCTGCGGAGGAATGTGCAGGCTCACAGCGCGGGCGCCGATCAGCAGGCCACGGTCATCCTTGGTCAACGAGATGTTGATCAGGGCCGACTCAAGGGCAGTTTCGGACAGGTCCGAGCTAACCTTGTTGGACTGCGTACCAGCCGCCAGCGTGGGGTGGTCGGTAGCGAAGAGAGGCTTGCCATCGCCACCAGCGTAGAGGGAGCTAGTGGAGAAGCCGTTGTTGAAGACGTTAGCGGCCTTCACCTGCTTGGCATTCGCCATCGCACGGCCCATCGCATTCGCCTTCATCTTGCCCGTCGTGCCATAGAGGTTGTCCTCGATAGCTTCTTCGGTGATGGCGAAAGCCATGGCAACGGTTTCATGGGTAAAGCGGCTCGTCCAAGCTTCGGAGGCGGTGTCGAAGAACACCTGATCGCCTTCGTCCTTGACCGGGGCCGTACCAAAGCCCGTCATCAACACTTCTTCTTCGAACGACCGATCAGACTTCTCGATGTCGAACAGCGGAGTGTGTTCGTTGTCGATGCTCTTATAGGCAGTGCCGAAGATAGCGTTAAGGCCGGGAACAAGCTGCTTCGCAAATTGTGCGCGAGTCAAAATAGTCATTGTCTAGTCCCCCCTATTATGCCGCAGAAACTTGCTGGAGGATTGGACCGTTCAACTTCACGACCACAATCGGGAACGGATCGCCCCAGTTGTTGTCGACAATGTTGGCCAAACCCACAAGCTTCAGCGCAGTGCCAATAGCAGAGGTACGGGTAGACGCATCCAGCGTGTAGCGGGAAACACCGTATACTGCATCAACATCGCCGCCAGACGCGGTCACGTCAAAGTTCAAGCCGAGGTCGCCCGCCGTAACGGAAGCGTCAGCCTGCACAATGAAGAGCGCGTTGGGATTGTCAACGACGTAGGCCGCCGGACGGTCGGAACCGTTATAGAGGCCAGCCGAAGACGTATCTGCGGGGATTGAGTTCTTGAGTTGAGGCTGCTTCGTGGTCGGGTCGATCCACGCGAAACCAGCAGCAACACCCAGCAGGGGGCCACCACCAGTACCAGCCGAAACAATTACGCCACCCGACAGCTTGACCGGAGAACCCTTACCGAGGTCCGGGCAGTTAGCGCCGTTGGGAAGCGGATAAGCGCGGAGTTCGTTACCATGGGTGCCAAGGGCAGCCACAGCGCGAAGACCGAAGGGTGCGAAAGATTGGGGCACCTTTTATCCTCCTTCTGTGTGTTATCCAAACGAGGGACGTCGCCCTCTGGAAAAGCGTTTTGAACCTTCATTGGCAAAGCGTTGTGCCCGGCCCATATTGTCATCGTAGCTGATTGTCTTCAGATCGAAAGCCTGCTCTGCTTGAATGGCCCGATCTTCAGACCATTTCTGGATGGCTTCCGCTTTCCGTCGAGGCAGCTTAGCGAAAACAAGGTCGCCGTTAATAGCCGCGCCTGCCAAAGCAGAAATCTTACTTTCGAGTCCAGGGAAAACGTAACCGTCGGGAACTTCCCCGATTGGAACGAATGCCCACCCTTCTCGCATACGCTGAGAGATGTTGTTGAAATCATCTTGGTCCCCTACCCGGAAACGAATCCACCTATAGATGAATGCGTCACTGTCAGGCATTGGGGGGATTTCTAGCGCATTGGGAGGATTATACTCTGTTTCCAGAGAATTTTCAAGTGCTTCGTCGATGGCGTTACTTGGGGTCGCGAAAAGTTTGTTTTTCATTACAGAATCTCCGTGTACTGGCTGGTGGTCTGCATGGCACGTTCCGTCTTGGCTTTCTCGCGGGCGTACTGTTCCACGCTAATGCCGAGGTGGTTAGCCATTTCCCGGTCGGCTTGCGTGATAGTTACGCGAACTTTGCCGGGGGCCGGAGCAGGGGCAGACCTGTTCTGGATGGTGGGGTTGTTGGCAGGCGGACGACCGACGGGGCGCCCCAGTTTCTGGGGGAACTCCCTCTGAAGCCGCTTGTCCAGTTCGTCAAAGTAGTCGGGGTCGGTGGGCGCGAAACCGTCGCGAACCATTTGCTGGTCAATGACTCGGGCACTGGCCGTCATCACCGCATCCTTGTTGAACCATTCCTTATTGCGGTCATACCATTCGACGGCAGCCGGGCTGGGGGTACGTCTAGCTGGCGCAGGCTGTGTCTGCTGGGTCGGCTGCGGGGCTGCCTGTCCAGTAGGTGCCTGCCGCGTAGGGATCGACCGCCTATCCTTTTCAGCCTGGGCTTTGGTTGCCGTGATGGTGGCAATCTGCTGTTGGATTTCAAAGATTTTGTCGCGGTCGCCAGCATCGTAAGCTGAATCGAAATCCCGGCGCAAGGCTTGCATCGAGGTATCGAGTTGCTTAATGTAGAGGTCGTAGCCAATGGCGGCACCCTCGTTAGCTTCAGCTTCAGCCCGTTGGGCGCGGGTTTCTAATTGCGCTAGGCGGGCTTGCGCTTCAGTTAGTTGTCTGGCATAAAGGTCCCGTTGGTTCTTGAGGCGCTGGCTACGGGTTAGGCGCTTTCGATCAGAAGGGGAATCGTCGGATGTCGAACCGTCGTCATCGTCAGAATCTTCGGAGGGCTTGGAAGCGGCTGCGGGTTCCGGTTCGGGCACCGGATCAGCTTCTGGAGGTGGCGCAACAGAAGATTCTTCCACGATTTCAATGTCGGATTCTTCTGAAGCGTTTGGCGCTTTGCCTGGATTGTCGAGGTCGATTTCTCGATAGCCGGATTCGGACATGATTTATTCCTTGAAGTTTGCGTCTAGGTATTCGGGTTTGTCTACGACCAACTCGATGCTAGAAGCCTTGACCAAGAGGAGCTTCACGCCCTTCCACCAAATCTTCTGGCCTGCGAATTTTGCGTAAACGATATAGTCACCGGGCTTGACCCATGGGCCTTTCCGGTATATATCTTCGTCCACGAATGCGAGTTCGCCCAATGAAAGGACGCGACCCACAGTGTTCAGGTATTCCCGATCCTCACGAAACGTGTCAGGAAGTAGGACCCCGCCCGCAGTCTTGCGCCGGATAGGCACAGGCCGGACAAGAATCCCTACGCCAGGAATCCTAGGCAGTGGAGTCGGATCAGGAATTTCGTCCTGTGTGACCCACTGGTCGTTGGTAATGGCCCCGTCAAGAGCCGAGCGGGCAGTAATCATTAGTCCCTTTCCTCTGAAGGTGTTGATTGAAAAAGGTCTTTTAGGATTTCCAGGGCAAGACCCATGCCGCTGATAACGCCGCACTTGCGAGCGTATTCGTCGTAGGAGGTCGCAGACCCCCTAGCTAGTGACTCTTTTTCGCGTTCTATTCGCTTCTGTACTTCTGCTACGTAATCTGATAGTAACGTCATTGAATAGGATTATTTGCCCTTTCGGCAAGCTGTTTGGCTTGAATATCCGCTAGTTTAGCAGAGTTGTCAAGTATTTTACCAGAAGCTGAGATTTGATTCCTTTTCTGCTTCTCTTGGGCATCGAGCAGCATAGACGTTTCTTTTAGGTCAAGCTCGCGTTGCTTAAGGGCAATCTTGGCTGCCTCGCGGGTATCTTGGGATTGGATACGTTCGCCCGCCATCTGAAGCTCTTGTGCCTGTAACTGGAGCGTCTGTTGTTCGATGCTGGCCTGCTGCTGCTGCGGATTGCTGGCCGCCGAGATTTGCACAAGCTGGGTGGCGATTTGGGCTTGGACGTTTTCGTCTTGGATGGGCATACCCATCTGCTGGGCCAACTGCATAGCCTGGGCCACGAACATCAAGACCTTGTGTTCAGCAATGTTAGCTGACAGCACCTGTTGGCCCAAAGCAATGGTCGGGTCGTTGGCGCCCTGCATTTGCGGGGCTTGCAGGAAGGCCGTCTTGACGGCGATGTGAGCGGCGTGGTTCTGGCCAAGCTGGGCCTTGATGGGTTTGCCTTTCATAGCCAATTGGATTTCGGTCAGGGGGTCGGCGCTCTTAGCTTCGGCTTCCGGGTTGGTCAGTAGCTTGTCGACGGACTCGGTGCCTAGCGCCACGTAGTAACGGCGTAAAGCTTCGCGCATGTCGTGGAATTGGGGGAACTGCTGGGCCACGTTCAATTCGATCTGCGCCTTGGCCACACGTTGTGATTCGGTCAGGGCGTTAGGGTCCGACGCGGGAATAACGTCAACAACCTGCGGATCAAAGTCGGTACGCTGAACGTATTGGTTTTCGGCGCCCACCACAAAGTTGACGGTGTCTGGCAGGTTCTCGTAGTTCAGTTCCCCAATCAGCTTGAGGAATTCGCCCTGCGACTGATGAAGGCGCTTGTGGATGGAGGAGTAGAACCGCTGTGAAGCTTCAAGCAAAGCTAGGGTAGTTGCAGCCGGGCCGTAGTTTGTGCTGTTGGCCACGACCTCATCGGCGGAGTCAGCGAACTTCTGACCCGATTCCACCATGAACTTCAGAAGCGAGAAGAGCGTCTGGTTTGGTTCTTTGGAGGGAAGCGGCAAGAAAGCTTTCTGGAGTTCTTCGGGCGCGAGGTTTACGTCACGGAACTCGCCAAAGCCGAGCGGTGTCTCGGAGTCGGAGAACTTGGCGTCTTGGGATTTGAAGCCCGCCGTCCAGTTAGCATACTGGCCCGAGTCGACAAGGGCGCGCAGGGCGGCACTGGAAGCAGCGGCCAAGTCACCGATCAGGTGGACGTAGCCCAGCGAATAGATGCCAAAGGCCGGGATGAATTGGTCGATGGTGTACCACTGGCGCTTGACCATGGCGTCGTCGTCTTCACGCCAGTTGCGGCGGATCGAGTAGATGTTGCCAGTCTTGACATTGAAGTGAACGATGTAGGGCGCCATGCCGCCTTCGGGCAGCAGCGGGTCGTCGCCGTTCAGGTCGAGGTAGCAGTGGGACTCGCCCACCGTAAAGCCCTTGCGTTCAAGGGACATGTCGAAACCCTGGGCATTGGCAATGGCTTCCGTGATTTCGTTGGTGTCGAGGACTTCCTCGGAATCGTTTTCGGAAATGTCGCGGAAGGTTCCGGCCAAGATCAGGTTGTCCATCTTGCGGGTGGACAGTTCCATAACTTCGATATATTCTTCGGCGTCCTTCAGGTGGGAGACGGAAGGATCGACGTAGAAGTTCTCGGCGTAGATGATGGTCGGATCAGGCGCGGCAGTTGTGCCGTTCCAGCCAGCCTTGCGGATGCCGATGCCCATGAAGCCCACGCGGAACAGGTTGCGTTCAAGGTCTGAGTAGAAGCCGGGCACCTGTTCGGTAAGCTGGTAGTTCATGTAGGTGCGGACGCGCTGGGCCACCTGCTCGCGGGGAGCATCGACGTAGCCACGGACTTTGGTGCGGACGGGACCGCGCGCGGGCCACAGTTCTTGGATGGCCTTGGCTTGGAACTTGACTACGTTCTCGATCAGCAGGGGGTGGACTGCCGTGCAGGCGCCTTCGACGTCACTGTTGCCTTCGCCGTCGGTGTTCAGGCCAAGCCACTTGATGCCCTGCTTGATCTTCTCTTCCCACTGCTGGCGGGAGTTCTTGATGTTTTGAAGGGCGTCTTGGCGGGCCGAGCCGATATCTGATAGGATGGCGTCTTCCATGGGCAGGGCTAGGTTGGCGCCAAAGGACATGTCGACTTCCACGACTTCTTCGGGAACCTCGATTTCCAAGGTATCTTCCGAAAACTCAAATTCGATGTCGGGCGTAGCTTCTTCGAGATTATCGGACATGGGTCATCTGGCTCCAATAGCTTTTGAAAGATCGACGGCGGGAGAACTGCTCTGGTTGTGTTACCGTCTCTTGCGTTAGTTCGTAGCGGCGACGCAGATACAGCAGGGCCATGACCATGGTATCGACGGCGTCATCGTGCGCGCCCTTGGGAAACTCTAGGGCTTCCTGTAGGAGTTCGGCGGCGAACCGCTTCTTCAGGGGAAGCCAGACGCGCTGCCGTTCTACTATACCGCTGACGGCATGGGCACGGGCTACTTTATCACGATCTGGCTGAAAAGGCAATACGGGCAACTTGTTAAGGCGCAAGTCCTGCAAAAGAGATTGACCAGATGCTTTGTTTTCGATAATGATTCGGTCGGGTTTGTACTGGGCGTATTGCTCTTTGGCGGCTGCCCGTAGCTGAGGGAAGGACCAGCGACCCCGCACTTGGTTGAGGAGAATGGCGTTAGGCTCTTGATATTCATAGCCTTTATCGTCAGTATATGTCAGATGGAAAATACCCCAGGTCTGGATAACTGAGAAGTCGGCCTTGGCTTTGGTGGAGAAGGCCGTGTCCATGGTCTGAATAATTTCGTCACATTCGGGCGGGTCGTCATCTTCCCAGTCTTGGAAGTCGTCCTTGTTAAAGACGTTGCCATCCTCCCCGGTCGGGGTCTGCATGTACAGGGCGCCCCAATCTGCCCGTGACAGGCCCTCGCGCGTAGCGATAAGGTCATCCATGGTAATGAACTCGGGCCAGTAGGACTCGCCTTCGGGCAGCATGAGGTAGTCGGCTGAAGGCTTGTCAAGGATGGCAGGAATGGATATGACTTCCCAC